ACCTATCCGGTATTGTGTGATAACACCTTGTAACCCTATAGGAAGACTTTAGAACGTTACTCAGGAGTTCCTGCTTATAACCTTGTAACCCTATAGGAATAACAATATAACCAAATGGAATACCTTGTAACCCTATAGGAAGAATTAGAATAGCTGTGAGGACACTATGAGTAGACTAACTAAGGCTCAAGCCTTGACCTTGTTAAAGGAGAAGGAAAAACGCGAACAGCTAGATGCCTATAACAAGGACTTCGCTAAGTTCGCCCAAGAACAAATTAAGATTGTAACGAAGGATGCTAGTAAAGGTTTTGTACCATTCGAACTAAACCAAGCCCAGCGTTACATTACAGAGAAACTTTCAGAACAACTAGAGAAGACTGGTAAAGTACGAGCGATCATACTTAAAGCTCGTCAGCAAGGTATTAGTACCTACTGCTCTGGTCGAGTCTTCTGGAAGTCTTACTTCTCTCCACATAGTAGATCAGTTGTAATGGCACATGATAGTGCTACATCTGACGCTCTGTTTGGGATGAGTAAGAATCTAATAAAGAATATGCAGGGTAATTTAAAGCCCACTGAGATTACCTCGAATGCCAAAGAGATTAAGATTAATAGTCCTTGGTATAGAGATAAGGAAGCGATAGGATCGTACAGACTATACACCGCTGGTTCTCCAGAGGCAGGTCGTGGTACAACTCCTACAATAGCTCACTTATCAGAGGTTGCCTTCTGGACTCATGATGAGAAGATACTAGCTGGTTTATTCCAAGGTATATCTCAAGCAGCAGGTACAGAAGTAATATTAGAGTCTACAGCTAATGGTGCCCAAGGCGAGTTCTATCGTCTATGGAAAGGTGCTGTAGCTGGAGAGAATGAATATGTACCAATCTTCCTACCTTGGTTTTGGACCGATGAATATCGGACACCACATCCTGAAGGTATGGAATTGACAGTAGAAGAAGAGAAGGTAATAGCTAAAGCCAAGAAAGACTATGGTGTTGAATTAGATAAAGACCAGATGTATTGGCGTAGACTAAAGATAGCAGAAGGGACTGAGCATAAGTTTAAACAAGAGTATCCTGCACATCCAGATGAAGCGTTCATCATGTCAGGTAACAATGTCTTTAACTCAGAGAAACTAGATGCCCTAATACCAGAAGCTCCTAAGAAACTGATGAGCTGGGATATAAACAGTAAGATGTTTGAAGATAATCGTGAAGGTAAACTAACGATCTTTGAGTATCCACAGTTTGACTCTAACTACGTAATAGCAGCTGATGTTGCACTTGGCGTAGGACAAGATAGTTCAGTAGCAGTTGTCATGGATAGCCACTCAAGAGTAGTAGCTATGTATCGTGATAACAGGATTGATCCTAGCTTGTATGGTGAACTTCTATTCTACTTAGGTAGATACTATAACAATAGTTTATTATGTGTCGAGAGTAACAGTATGGGTATTGCTACCCTGCAGAAGCTTGAGTCAATGAACTATGTTAATTTATATAAGCAAACAAAGATAGCAAATGTCTCTAATGATGAAGGTCTGCGACTAGGTTTTAGAACCACGTCAGCATCTAAGCCTGCAATCATAGGTAACTTAAAGAACCTTATTGAGAATGAGTCGGTTAATATACCGTCTAACATTATCATTCAGGAACTTAAAGACTACATATCTACCGAGACAGGAAAGACAGAAGCAGCTCCAGGCTGTTACGATGACTGTGTCATGGCACTAGCTATGGCGTGTGAAGTATTGAGAACACATTGGGATAGACTATCAAATACAAATATATCTTGGCGTCAACGCGCTCAGAATACTACTATTGATGATACCCAATGGCTCTAAACGATGTCCTCGAGGTGGTGGTGCACACCTAAACTGTACTGCGAGTGGGGCTTCGGCCCTGCTCATTTTCCCTGGACAACAACTGTAAGCTATTGACCGTACCTATTATAGGGCAAATGTACTACGCCTCGAACCGAATAGCCATAGTCAGTAGCTTACTTCCTTATTATAATCCTTTAGATAGATCGATAGACGATTAGGAGAATATACCATGAGATGGAATGAATCAAATACAAACGTTCCTGCCAAGGACAAACCAAGCAAAGAGCGTAGCTTACCAACACCAGGTAACTATAAGCCAAGTGACTTAGAGAAATCTAAAGATCGCCCATTCACGCGAGGTAAATAATTATGGCAGGTCATGACTACAAAACTAAAGTTGATGACGAACAGTTAATCAATCTAGTAGAGTCAGGAATAGCAAACAGCTCAGGTGACTGGCTCAACTCAGCGGACTTAGCCGATGAGCGAATGAAGTCTACCTATGAGTATGCTGGAGTAGCTAAAGGTCATTTGGCACCTGCAGGCGTATCATCTATTGTTGATACATCTACTACTGAGACAGTTGAAGCTTATACAGCTCTTATCTCAGATCTATTCCTGAATAATCAAAAATTAGCACGATTCGTACCATACGATGGTTCTCCGGAATCGCATCGTTCTGCACACGAAGCATCTTTAATAACTAACCACTGTATCTTTAAACAGAATAATGGTTGGGAAATCTTACAAACCTGGGTTAAGTCTGCCTTACTATGGAAGACCTCAGTGATCCGTTGGGACTTTGTAGAAGATTTTGTAGTTGACTTCGAAGAATACGAAAAGATATCAGCAGCTCGTTTAGATGAGTTACTAGCTGATGAGACCGTAGAGATCGTTGGTGATCTCGAATATGAAAATGATTTTGATGAACAAGGCGAGGCTTCATTAGTCTATGTTAATGTTCGTATCAAACGCACAATTGATAAGTCAAGAGTTAAGATTGAGAATGTTCCACCTGAGAACTTCCTTATCTCTAATGACGCAACACATCTAGACAACGCATCCTTCGTTGGTGTTCAGACACAGATGACAAGATCAGAGATCCGCCGCTGGTGGCCTGAGATTGCAGCTGAGATATCTGAAGATGAATGGGATGAGCTAGATGGTAATGATGCTTCAGTCCGCTGGAGTGTAGAACAAGCAGCACGTCGTGAAGTGACAGGTCAAAACTATAATATGTCTGGTTCAGATGATATGTTAGAAGCCAACCGTGAAGTTACTGTGACAGAGTGTTGGGTTAGTGTAGATCGTGATGGTGATGGCATTGCCGAACTTAAACGTCTTATCGTAGCCGGAGATCATATCCTACATGAGTCTGATTGTGATAGCATACCATTGGCCGTGCTTACACCTATTGATGTACCTCATGAGTTCTTTGGTCTATCTGTAGCTGACATGACGCGTTCATCTACCTTAGCATCTACCGCTGTATTACGTGGGTTCGTTGAGAATACTTACTTAACTAACTACTCACCTAAGTTAGCTGATCCTAATGTAGTAGACTTTAGTGCTCTACAGAATATGCGTCCTAAGCAGATCATTGCTACTAATGGTAATCCTGCTGGAGCTGTTCAATCGTTACAACCAGAAACAATTTCATCTGGTACTGTACCTTTACTGCAACATATGCAGACTATTAAGGAACAAGCTACTGGAATGTCAAAGGCTGCCCAAGGCCTCAATGATGCACTATACGTATCAGGTAACAGTGAAACTAAGTTATCTGCTATTCAATCTGCATCACAGAAACGTATTCAACACATCGCTCGTAGATTTGCTGAGACAGGTTTTAAGCGTCTTTCTAAAGGCATATACAAGACAATGCACAGTAATTTGGTCACAGCGAAGTTAGTTATTAAAGGTTCACTAGCTTCTATACAGACTAATAAACTACCACGCGAAATGGAATGTGAGATCTTTATTGATCTTGGTGAAAACTCAAATGCTAATAAGATCCAGAAGCTACAACGAGTTGGTGAGTCAATCTTACCACAACTGAATCAAGCAGGTGCAGGCATGGCTGTTAAGCCTGATGCTCCAGCTATCTTAGCTACTCAGTTGATCGAAGCCTTAGGGTTAGATAGCTCAGACTTCTTAGAGGATTATACTACTGATGAGTTCAAGCAGAAAGCGGAGCAAGCGTTGCAATCACAATCTGAAGCTGCTAAGGCAGAGAAAGAGATGGCTCAACGTAAAGTCGAAGCAGAAGCTGCACTCGCTGAAGCAAATGTACAGTTCACTAATTCACAGACTAAGAATACGTTTGATGACAATGCTAAGCAATTAGCTGTATCCATTGATAAGCACTTCCAGGAATGGTCGGAGCTACAGATCAAGGCGGTTAAGGAAGGAGCTGAATTGCCTCCACATCCTGACTATGCTCAGATCTTACAGATGGCTCAACAAGTGTTGAACGACAAATAAGGAGGTACTATGCCAGAACTATTGCAAGCTAACGAGCAAGGTTTATTTGAGATTGATGCATCTTTTATACCAAATGAATTTAAGCCTTGTATAATTGTAAATCAGACGGGTGAGACACTGCTATTAGACCAAGATAACTTTTCAACGCTTACATCTATTGAGGTTATACTTGCTACTGACAACACTAAGAAGCTAGATCTAAAACGTAATAAAGTCCTTAAGATCGGTGGGAAATCTTGGATGGATTTAGTACTGCAAAATAAAACAGGTCTAATCCAAAACGCAACTATTAAACTTCCTACATCTCACATGGGAGCTACAGAGAAGGGTACAGGCGTATTCTTTGCGGAGTTGGTTAGTGAACATGGGTTTAACCGCGACGGTGAAGCTTCAGTAGATATAGTTGGTGACACAACTGAGAAGAAGTATATTTTGGTCAATAGATCAGGAGTTACTTTGAAGTCTTATAACTTGTTAACACAAGGTGTAAGTACAGACTCTCTAACAGGAGATGAGCAATCTACGTACGAAGTTGGAGATGGAATAGAGATGCTAGGTGGTCAAGCTTTATTGCTAACTACTGAAGCAGGCCTTGGAACCGTAACAGTTGACTTTAAGTCTCTACATGGTGGTCCAGTGCCTGTATCCTCTACTCGTAACCCAGATAACAGAATAGCACAAGAATTAATATTATTTGAAGTATAATTAGCAAGGTGAATATATAAATGAAAAAGTACCAAGAAGCAGCCGAGAAGAGGCTTAAAGGTAAAGTTCATCCAGACGTTCAAGCCAAAGAAGCTTTAGTGAATGCAACATTTGCCCGCCAAGAGCGCGAGCAGTTCTTCACTGGAGCTTATGGCGAATTGATGGTAGATTACTTTATACAATTTCTACAGACTGAGCCACATGAGCATAAGTCTCGTGAATTCATTTACTCATGCGTATTAGCTTTGGGTGATGTAAAAGGTAAGTTAACAGCATATGAAATGTTAGGTAAGAACGTAGCGCACATGGCTACACAACGAGGAGAGGACAATGAGTAAAACAATGAGAGAGATCCATCGATCGGATCTATTAAGCAATATCGAAGATATGATTAACGCGTTAGAGTATGACTCAATGCGATCAGCAGGTAAGTGTAAGATGAATGCAAGCACATTAGTGGACTTGTACAATCTTCAAGCTATCTATAAAACTAAACCTGCAGCTAAGCAGACTGTAAAGTCTACTAAGTAATAATTAATCGAGGAGAATAAATTATGCCAATGCCAAACGGATCTCTACCAAATGATGACATCCAAGCATCGGAACAGTCTGAACAAGCCTTGTTAGATGCCGTACTCCAATCATCTGAGTTCACCAAAGATCTCTATGAAGAAGAAGTGCCGCTACCTGAAGAACATGAGCTAGTTGATGACACGGTTGATGTAAGTGACGAAGACGACCAAGACGAACTTACTGATATCGATACTGAAGAAGAAACTGAAGAGTTTGAAGATGAAGAGTTAGATGAGGATGCCGATGATGAAGACGCTACCCAAGATGCTGATATCTACACTGCAGATGATTTAGATTTAGAAGCCAAGGTTCGTGTCAAAGTTGACGGCGAAGAACTTGACGTCTCATTTGCTGATCTCCTTAAAGGATATCAAACAGATGCTTCACTTAGTAAAAAAGGTCGTGAACTAGGCGACGCTAAGAAGGAGATTGAAGCTGAACGTGAGAAAGCGTTAGCGGAAGCTCGTGAAGTAGCAGAAGCCTCAGCAGCTGTATTGATGGGACAGGAACAAAACCTAGCTCGTGAATACCATGAACTTGAAGCGAAGATCGAGAAAGCTCGTGATGAAGGCGATACCTTCGAAGTGAGTGAACTAAAAGATAAACGTGAACAGGTTCAGAAGAAGTTCTGGAAAGCTAAGCAAGAACGTGAAGGCATCCAGACAAAAGTCAAAGAACAGCAAACAGCAGAATTCCAGAAGCATTGGGACGAACAGGTTAAGCACTTCAACGAAAACATTGAAAGCTTTGTACCAGGGTTCAACCAAGATACCGCTTCAGAGATCCGTAAGTTTGCTATCTCAGAAGGTCTATCGGAAAATGTAGTCGACAGTATTGTTGATCCAGTTGTCGTTAAGCTCTTGAATGATTACCGTACGCTTAAGCAAGGTGTCAAGAAAGGTGAAGCTAAACGTAAGGCTGCTCCAACTAAGAAAGCTGTACCTGCGAAGAAAGCTAAATCTGCTAGTCAGAAGAAAGCTGCCCAAGCTAACATGACTAAAGCTCGAGCATTCCGAGATGACGCAAGTCCAGAAGATCAAATGGCTTTCCTTCGTGATTACGCTGCAAAATCTTTAGGTGATATTTAATCAATTTTTTATACAATCAAATTCTTTTTAAGGAGAATATATTATGGCTACAACAGGCGGTCGCGCAACAAATGGTCCACACAATGGTTCACCAATCGCATCAGGTACTAAGAGCTCAAACGTTTCTCAACGTGAAGACTTAGCTAACTTTATCTCAATGATCACTCGTGATGAGACTCCGTTCTTATCTTCTATCGGTAAGACTAAAGCGTCTGCGGTATATCACGAATGGCAGACTGATGAGCTAGCTGCTCCAGGTGACTCTAAGTTAGTTGATGGTGCGGACTTCGCAACTCCGGGTGCTGGTTCTACTTCTGAAGGCGGTGACGCGTTCAACCCAGTAGGTCCTTTCCGTACTCGTTTAGGTAACTACACTCAAATCAATGGTAAGACTATCGCCGTATCTGGTACTCGTCGTGCAGTTGATCAAGCTGGTGTTGCTGATGAGTATGCATATCAACTTAAGAAACGTGGTACTGAATTACGTCGTGATATCGAAGCTGACTTAGTATT